TCCATAGTTTTACAGTACATTGGGATGAACACCCTGATCGTGACGAAGAATGGCGCGAAGCTGAAATGGGACGGATTGGCGAAGAACGTTTCCGCAGAGAATATGGGTGTGAATTTTTAGTTTATGATGAAACACTTATTAATAGCATGACACTTGCTACAATGGAGGCATCTAAAGTTGTTGTAAACATGGGGCAAACACGATGGTACGACAAAATAAAACCAGATGCAACATATGTAGTAGGCTTAGATCCTAGTATGGGAACTGGTGGTGATTATTCTGCTATACAAATAATAGAATTACCTACATATAAACAAGTAGGCGAATGGAGGCATAATACAACTGCAATACCAGGACAAATCCGTGTGTTAAAAGATATTTGCGATTACCTTGCTATGCATACAAAGAACTCAACAAATATATACTGGAGTGTGGAAAACAATGCTATCGGAGAAGCTGCTTTGCTGGTAATTAATGATTTTGGAGAAGAAAATATTCCTGGATTATTTATTAGTGAGCCTATACGCAAAGGTCATGTAAGGAAGTTTAGGAAAGGATTTAATACTACTCACAGCAGTAAATTAACAGCATGTAGTAAATTAAAAGTAATGATTGAAAATAATAAATTACAGATTACAAGTGCTCCGTTAATAAGTGAATTAAAAAACTTTGTTGCAGTAGGAACTACATACCGAGGAAAATTAGAAGAAACAGACGATCTTGTAAGTGCATTGTTGTTATGCCTACGCATTATTAGCATATTGCGAGATTGGGACCCACGGATATATAATTCATTTAAAAGCATGGACGAAGAGGAAGATTATCAGGCACCAATGCCTATCTTTGTAAGTACCAATTATTGATAAATACAATTATGGAAAAGAATATTAATTTTATAGGCGAAGAGCTGTTTAACAAAGTTAGAGGAAAATTTCCCAGTGTTACATTAGGTGACGAAGAAGGAAATGTAACCAACGAACCAAAAGAAGCAAGATTTTTTGATTTTGATTTTACAGAAAATGGCGATAGTTTGGGTAAAGTAAGCATAGCTCTTGATGAAAAAAGCTTGAATATCATGTATGCACAAAATTTTGTAGAAGGGCAAGATGCAACTACAAAGAAAAATTGGTATGCATTTTTAAGAGAATTAAGGAACTTTTCAAAAAAGAGATTATTAACTTTTGATGTAAGAGACATAACAAAAAGTAATTTAAATAGAAGAGACTATCAATTTTTGGCTAAAAACGCCGGAGAAGTAGCAATGACAGAATCACGACTTTATGGAACTAGTAAAACTAGTTATCAAGATATAGGTGCTGCTAGATTAAGCATCAAACATTCACAACCAGTTAATAATAATCTAGCAAGTGGCCGCACACAACATATTGAAAATATATATGTAGAAAATGCCGAAGGCGAAAGGTTTAAATACCCTATCAAGCATTTGAATGGCGCACGAGCAATGGCAAGACACGTCTCCGAAGGCGGCACAATGCATGATGATTTTGGCAAGCACATTGTAGGTCTGAGCGAAGAATTAGGTAAACTAAAAAAGTTTAAAAACTATGTAAGTCGATCAAGTGTAATGGCAGAAGGCTTGTCTGAATATGCAGACATTGTAAATGATCGTATTACAACTGTAAAGAAAACGATTGAAAGCATCCAAAAAGAAAATAGATATCGAGAAATGGTAGAAAATTTCAGTAATGAAGATCTACAAGAAGTTCCACAAGATGTTGCAGAAAATTGGATTGATCAATTAACTATCAAGCAATTCAACGAAGAATTACAAGAAGTGTTTCCTTATATTTACAAATTAATTAGCGAAAAACAAGCTACGAAAATTACTGCTGATAACATCATCGACGAAGTAAGCGACGAAGAAGTAGAAGAAGCTGAAAAAGAAGAAGATACGTTTAATGAATTTGAAGAATGGGCAGATGATATAGTAGACAATGCACTATCTGAAGATGATCTTAAACCTAAACAAAGTATACCAGTTACTGAATTTATCTTAAGCATGTATGACAGAGAAACAGGTCAATTTCCTAAAGGAGAAACTGCTGTTTTAACTGCTGTAGAAAAGGATTATGGCGAAAATCTAATTAACCCGGCTAAACAATTTATAGAAGCTATAAATCAAAAGTTCCAAGAGTACAACGGTTATAACGCTGATGCCGATGGTGTATTAATGGACGACGATGTAGAAGAAAGATTAATTGATCCTAAACCAAAAAGTGATAGACGGTATTTTGTAGTTCCTAACATGGAAGACTATTATGACATCCAAAATGACAGAAGATTTGCCGGTTACATAGAAGTTGCTGATGAAAATTCTGAAGTAATGGTATTGCCTAATTCTGCGTTCCATAAATTGAAAATGATGTATGGCAATAAAATACACGAAGTTGATCCGCAATTTACAAAGACCTATGAAGATGATGTAGAAGAATCGGGATTACAATATTACTTAGGTAAAAAGAAATATGGTAAAGATGGCATGGCTGCACTGGCACAAGCCGGAAGAGACGGAGCCAGTCAGGAAGAGCTTGGAAAAATTAAAGATAAGTACATTGATGATAGCATGGATATTTTAAGACTTGCTGGTATTAAATAAAAGGAAATTATGAAATTATTTTTTATTGTAGGCGCTGTCCTACTACTAACTGCAGCATGTACAAACCCGCACAGAGAACATCACATGACACGCATGCATGATCACTACGCATGTAACTCATGGCAACATCATGATCATGATGATCAACACGGAAGTTCATACTGGCATACACACTGCACAGATGATCACAAATAATCTATCAAATCAGTAATTTAATTATTGACATTTGGTAAATACTCGTGTAGCATATATGTTTGTGCTACACATTTAAGGCAACAGCTAAGGCACATTTAACAATTTATAGAAAGGCATATTATGGCAACTTTAGCAGAAATTCGAGCAAAACTCAAAGAACAAGAATCAAGACAAGGTGGAAACACATCCGGTGGTGATAACGGTATCTACCCCTTTTGGAACATGACAGAGGGTACTACTGCATCTCTTAGGTTCCTTCCAGACGGTGACAACAACAATACTTTTTTCTGGCGAGAGAGATTAATGATTAAACTTCCTTTTGCAGGTGTAAAAGGAGAAACCGACAGTAAACCAGTACAGGTTCAAATTCCTTGTATGGAAATGTATGGCGAGAGCTGTGCTATCCTTAATGAGGTACGTGGCTGGTTTAAAGATCCTAGTCTAGAAGAAATGGGTCGCAAGTATTGGAAAAAGCGATCATATCTTTTCCAAGGCTTTGTAAATGATGATCCATTGAAAGAAGAAACTGTTCCAGAAAATCCTATCCGTAGATTTATTATTGGACCTCAGATCTTCCAGATCATTAAACAAGCATTAATGGATCCAGACATGGAAGAACTGCCAACAGATTACACAAGTGGTATTGACTTCCGACTCAATAAAACATCTAAAGGTGGATTTGCTGATTACTCAACAAGTAATTGGGCACGTAGAGAGCGTCCACTAAACGACAAAGAAATGCATGCAATTAATTCATTTGGTTTGTTCAGCCTAAATGATTTCCTTCCAAAGAAGCCAACTGACGTTGAGATTAAAATCATGCAACAGATGTTTGAAGCTAGTGTTGACGGAGAAGCGTACGACAGCGAACGATGGAGTCAATACTTCCGCCCAGCAGGAATGTCAGCAATGACTGGAGATCCTAATACTAGCAACAGATCTGCTACGACTACAGTAGTTGAAACAAAAGAAGAAATTGTTACAGTAAGCGAACCTGTAGTAGCAGAAACTAGTACAGGTGGAGATAACGCAAAAGACATCCTTGCAATGATCCGAGCAAGACAAGCAGACTAACACACTACTAGCAAGGAACAAATTGTTCCTTGCATTCTGACTTTTTTAAGGCACAATTATGGCAAAAGCATTCGATCCAAGTAAATTTAGAACACAATTAACAAAATCTATTACAGGCATGAGTGCTGGTTTTAATGATCCAACTGATTGGATATCAACTGGCAACTATGCATTAAACTATCTTATCTCAGGCGATTTCCACAAAGGCATTCCACTAGGTAAAGTAAGTGTATTCGCAGGAGAATCTGGTGCAGGTAAGAGTTATATCTGTGCAGGTAACATTGTAAAAGCAGCACAAGACCAAGACATTTTTGTTGTGCTTATTGACAGTGAAAATGCACTTGACGAAGACTGGCTTAGGAATTTAAACGTTGATACGAGTGAAAAAAAGCTACTTAAATTAAACATGAGTATGATTGATGATGTAGCTAAAACTATCTCAGTCTTTATTGACGACTACAAAAATTTAGAAGGAGAAGACAAACCTAAAGTTCTATTTGTTATTGACAGCTTAGGTATGTTACTAACACCAACTGATGTTGATCAATTTAGTAAGGGCGATCTTAAAGGTGATATGGGTAGGAAGCCTAAAGCACTTACAGCTCTTGTAAGGAATTGTGTAAACATGTTTGGCAGTCATAATGTAGGACTTGTAGCAACTAATCATACATATGCTAGCCAAGATATGTTTGACCCTGATGATAAGATTTCGGGCGGACAAGGTTTTATCTATGCAAGTAGTATTGTAGTTGCAATGAAAAAACTTAAACTAAAAGAAGATGAAGATGGCAACAAAACCTCAGAGGTGCAAGGTATCCGTGCAGCTTGTAAGGTAATGAAAACACGTTATGCAAAACCGTTTGAAGGAGTACAAGTTAAGATTCCTTATGAAACTGGAATGAATCCGTATAGTGGTCTTGTTGACCTGTTTGAAAAACAAGGTCATCTTGTTAAGGACGGAAATAGATTGCGTTACATCGATAGTGAAGGAAATGAGCACAAAGAATATCGTAAAAATTGGACTGGTGAACTGTTAGATATGGTTATGCAAGACTATCCAAAAAAACAAAAAGACATAAATACTCCATCTATGGAAGAGGAGATTATAGAAGATGACAGAACAGCAGATAGTTGAAATTTGGAGTTTATTCCGAGAACATTGTGACAAGAAACAGTTAACAGTTGCAGCAGAACACTTTGTAGAATTACTTGCAGATTTTGGAACATCAGATGACGCAATGAAAAATTCATTAGGAAATTGCAATACACTTGATATTGCAATTTCTTATTATTTAGACATAGACGACGATGAAGAATATTGAAAGGATAAATGGGTTGGTATAGTGAAGTTTCTAGAGACATCGGTAAGATTCCAGATGCTATATTACATTTTGAAACAGAATTAAGAGATGCAAAACTTGAATGTAAGGTTAAAGGTAATGTTGAAAAACTTGCTGCAGAACTTCCAGGCATTGTAGAACATCGTTTTAATCAGCTGCAAGAAATAGAAGCTATATTAAACTATCTGAATATTGAACTGAGGAAATTACGTAGCAGTTATTTTAAAAAATATTTAGAAAATTATCAACGAGCATTGTCTAGCCGCGATGTTGAAAAGTATGTAGATGGAGAACTAGATGTAGTTGATTTTGAAAAGATAGTTAACGAGTTTGCTTTATTAAGGAATAAATGGTTAGGAATACTAAAAGGATTAGATCAAAAACAATGGCAAATAACTAATATTGTAAAACTTAGAGTTGCAGGAATGGAAGACGCAAGTGTATAAAAAAGTTTGGTGGCTTGGTACACACAAAGGCCATGGCAATTTTGGAGATGTATTAACTCCATTTATACTAGATCATTTTAAGTTTAACTACACATATACTCCAAGTTTTAGTGAAGCAGATATTATATCAACTGGTTCTATTATTAGAAGAGCAAAGAAAAATACAAGTGTACTAGGATCAGGTTTAATTAGCTTACATGATAAAATTAATCCAGCAGCTAATTTTGTTTTTGTTAGAGGTCCTTTGACCCGAAAAAAAATATTAGATGTAGGCGGAACATGTCCAGAATTTTTTGGCGATCCTGGTATTTTATTGCCTTTAATTTACAATAAAAACATAAAAAAAGAATATAAATTGGGTATTGCTCCTCACATGAGTGATTATGTTGAAGTTTTAAATCAATATAAAAATAATAATAGTGTTAATGTAATTAAGTTAAGAACACGTAATGTTACTGACACTTTAGATGAATTTATGAAATGTGAAAAAATTATGTCAAGCTCTTTGCATGGAATAATAATAAGTCATTCCTACGGAATTCCTGCCGGATGGTTTATTATGAACAAATTAAAGGGCGATAATATAAAATTTAATGATTATTTTGCAAGTGTAGATTTACATAATGTATCGG